CTCCGTATTATGTTTAACTTATTATACCTTAACTAGAAGGATACAATCATGGCTCTTAAATCAAATGAGTCGCCAGGCGTAACTATTAAAGAATTTGACTTGTCGGGAACTGTCCCTTCAGTCACTTCTACTACAGGTGCGTTTGTAGGTGACTTCGCATGGGGCCCAGTAGACACACCAGTTTTCGTTACAAACGAGTCGGAACTGGTTGCTAAATTCGGGTCTCCGAAAGACGGTGGGAGTTCATCTGATTTCCTAGCGGTCTCTCAATTTCTAAAGTATTCTGGTAGTGCATTTGTTGTTCGTGTCGGTTCAGGCACAGAAGCATCCGCATCACCTTTCGAAGCAAAACATCCAGGCGCGTCAGGTGATGAACTTGTCGTCGTCGTATCGGATAACGACACAGACGGATTCTCAGGAATCGACATCGAAGTTTGGTATGGTGCTGAAGTGTCAGCCGACGGTGATGGAAATCCAGTAATGACAGGTGGAAGTCTTGTAGAGTCTTTCCCATTCCTGTCTGTAAATGATGGATCTACCAACAGTGGCGAAGGTCAGTCAGGAGATACAAACTTCTGGAAAGAAGTAATCTCGCGTCGTTCACAGTGGATCGCAGTAGAATCCAATGCAGGGGACGCTGATGCTCTTGAAGGAATCTATGACATTACTGGTGCAGGAACAGTCAGCGCAACTGGTTTTGATCAAAAAGCAAAAATTGCGTTCGGTGATGTCGACCAAATCCAGATCGACTTTATTTGCGCACACAACATTTCAGTAGACGCTGCACTAGAAATCGCACAAGGTCGTAAGGACTGTGTTGCGGTTGCGTCACCAGATACACAACCTGCATCTGTGGGTGATGTTACTGGATGGGCAGATGCTCTTGCATCATCATCTTACCTAGTCCTAGATGGCAACTGGGTACAAGTATACAACAAGTATCAAGATAAGTACGAAATGATCCCAGCATGTTCATCGACTGCGGGCATCATGGCGGCAACTGATCTGGAAGCGGCACCTTGGTTCTCCCCTGCGGGAACGCGTCGTGGTCAGTACTTCGGTGTATCTGCACTTGCGTTCAACCCAACAAAGGGTGATCGCGATGTGATGTACAAGGCGCGTGTTAACCCAATCGTGTCTATGCCAGGCCAAGGAACCGTACTATTCGGTGACAAGACTGCACTATCACGTCCATCTGCATTCGACCGTATCAACGTCCGTCGACTATTCCTAGTCATCGAACGTGCAATCGGTGAAGCTGCGAAGAACGTCATGTTCGAACTGAACGACGACTTCACACGTGCAGAGTTCACAAACATCGTAGAACCATTCCTACGTGAAATCCAAGGTCGTCGTGGTATCACTGACTTCCGTGTTGTATGTGACGAAACAAACAACACGCCAGAAGTTATTGACCGCAACGAATTCGTCGCGTCTTGCTTCATCAAGCCAGCACGTTCAATCAACTACGTCACTCTCAACTTCGTCGCAGTCCGTACTGGCGTCGAGTTTGAAGAAGTGGTCGGTCAAATTTAAGGAGAGCGATCATGACATTAAGAGTAGACGATTTTAAAGCAAAGTTGAAAGGTGGCGGTGCACGTCCTAACCTATTCCGTGTTCTAATGAACTTCCCTGCATACGCAGGCGGTGATGCGGAACTTGCATCATTCATGTGTAAGACAGCGGCACTACCCGCCTCAACCGTCGCGGCAGTTGACGTTCCTTTTCGTGGTCGTATTCTAAAGATCGCCGGTGAACGTACATTTGATGATTGGGAAGTAACCATCATCAACGACACTGACTTCGCGGTTCGTGATGCACTAGAACGATGGATGAACGGTATCAATGGACACAGTGCTAACTCAGGTATCACATCACCAACACTTTATCAGGCAGACATGGTTGTCGAACAGTTAGATAAAGACGGAAGTGTCCTAAAGACATATAACTTCCGTGGTGCGTTCCCAATCAGCTTGGGTTCTATTGAACTGGATTACGGAACTGGAGACTCCATCGAAGAGTTTACTGCATCTTTCGCAATCCAATACTGGGAGTCAAATACCACTAGTTAATGGTATTATAAGTAAGTTTGATGGGGGTGCCTTGCGCCCCCTTATACTTGAACTGAGGATCTTATGGCAGATAATGACTCAAACGTTTTCTCTGCGTTCGGTTTCGAACTGAAGAGAGCGTCAAAAGAAAAAGATGAAAAGAAGGTAACGTCTATCGTCCCTAAAGTGGATGAGGATGGTGCTGGTTACGTCACCGCGTCGGGTTCGTACTTCGGACAATACATCGACATGGAAGGCGGTTCTGCAAAAGATAATCACGGACTCATCACTAAGTATCGACAGATCGCGGAACATCCGGAAGTCGATGCTGCAATCGAAGACATCCTAAACGAATCTATCGTTGCGGGTGAACTAGAATCTACTGTTGCGTTGAACCTAGACAAGGTCGACACTTCAGACAAAATTAAAAACACACTACTCGAAGAGTTCGAAAACATCGTTTCGATGCTGAACTTCGAGGAATACGGCCACGACATGTTCCGTTCATGGTATGTTGATGGTCGCCTATATCACCACCTTGTGGTCGACACATCTAATCCTAAGATGGGAATCCAAGAGATTCGTCCAATCGACTCTGCGAAGATCCGCAAGGTTAAAGAGGTGAAACACAAAACAGATCCAGCAACTGGCGCGAAACTGGTAGACAAGGTAAACGAGTTTTACATCTATCAAGACAAAGGCGGTACGG